TTCGTCAGCAAGTGCGTTCGTGGTCATCTTCGGCGCCCCGTTTCCGAGGGTGTCGCCGGTGTAGTACGTGCGTTCGAGTGAGTCGTCTTTCACAGGACCACGCACGACATCTACATAGTCGTCCCACTCAAACCAAATTGGTGTGCCTGAATTGTCGAACAGGTAGATCGTACGCGGAGTACGCGCAGCGTTAACTGCCTGCGTCGTGGACTTCTCAGGTATTGGCTCCAAGTCGTTAGAGCCTAGCTTCAAGTTCTCTGCGGTTACGGCTTCGCCGGGCTTGAGCTTCTTAGCAGAGATTCGCGGTCGCAAGCCGCGAAACGCATCTATTCTAAATCCCGCCATAAGCCATCGTGTCCTTGGGTTGACCGAAGTCAGCTTGGGCTCTCGATTTGGCTTTCAGCATCCCGGCTGTGTGGGCCTGGCCGTAGAACTGTGACATTGGAATATCCGTCCAGTCCTTGTCGGGTTGCTTCATCAGTTGAGCGAGAACGCCTGCCTTGATTGTTTCCTCGAACTCATAATACAGGAAGTCAGGCAGTGTGTCGCTGATCGTAGTAAAGACGGGTGCTATAACAGCACGGATTAGTAAAGCAGTCGTTACTGTCGCAGTGACCTGCGGGATGATTAACGCAGCCCCATCATTACCATGAGTCCACGCTTGGGGTGTCGAACCAGTTTCTGTGTACCAGTCGGGATTCGCGCGGTCGAGCTGGTCTCTCGTCATGAACGGGATCTCGTCGTCCCAATCAGTTCCGTCGGAGTCGTACATGATCGTGTCGACACGCTTCACGACGCACTTGGCCGGTATGTCAGTGCCGGCGACTGGCGACTCAACTGCAAGCTGGTTCAGCGTCCAATCGAGTCCGTTGTCGTATGTGTACTTCCATGCCTCCGATTCCCAGAAGAACTGGCGGAGCACTCGATACACCGCTGCGTTCAAGATGGGCACCGGGATTCCTGGAAGCTCTACTCTGAGCTCAGGCAGCATTGTTTCAATAGCAGTGGCCATTATGGAGCCTCCGGTGGCATGTTCTGCTCAGGACTGACGCGTTGGTCAGCCTGCAGTTTCTGGCCGAGTGCGGCCAAGAAGTTGTTCCAGAGCTCTTGCCGGTACGCACTTGGCAGCGTGTCGCGCGATTCCTTCGTGAGGGCGCGATACGTGACATACGCGAAGTACCCTTCCAAGTATTCGTCGGCGAGCGGGATGGTGTCGCTAACTGAGGTCATTGCAGTCGGGACAGCCGAGTATTGGATGTTTGCGTACGCTGAAGCGCTCGCTGGCGGATATAGGTAATACGATTTCTTGTCGCGTGGGTCGTGACAGAAGTGATCGAAGAAGTTAACCGAAGCGGCTAGCGTCTTGATAGTCGTGTCGTGTTCCCAATCCGGGTCGTAGGAGTCGAGCGCGTCTTTCTCGACTTGGCGTACCGGTCCTTCCACCGTGGTGCCATCAGCTTCGCTGACGTTGTTCAGCACCTTGATGAACTTAATGCCCCCTGTCGGCAATGCTTGTTTCGCGATCGTGTTAGTGATCGTCTGGATTGCGTCGGTGATGTTGGCCTCGGGAACAAGCGATACGATCTGGCGACCGGCCGCGTTGACGTAGTCAAGCAGCTCAGCGTCTGTCCAACGATAGGTTGATGCATTCGTATCGTGAATCGTGAAGCGAACTTCGTCGATTACGTCTTGTACCGTGGCTGACATACCTTACTCCGCTAGATCAATATTCTCCTGCAGCGCTTGGTATGCATCGTAGACTTCCGTTGCATTCGGGCGTCGCAGCTCCGGTGACATTTCTGCCACAACCTTCGTGACCTTTGGCGTTAAATCTGCCTTGAGGTCGGTCGGGTCGCTGCGGGTTATGATCTTCAGAAGCGCTTGATCGAGCGCGACTCTGAACTCATCTTCCGCATCATCACCATTGTCGCTCTTTTCCTCGGGGGCTACCACTGGCGCCGGTTCGTCGTCGGAAAGTCGGACGCCAACTTTCAGGCATTCGGGTACGACTCGGTCGGGCACGTGCTGGGGCTCGCCGGCTTTGAAAACCAGGCATTGGCCAAAAAGGGAAGAAACGGTTTGATCGAACGGGGATTTCATCATAGGCATGACGGTATTCCTCTATTATTATCGTGAAAAAACACCCCCGGGTTTCCCCGGGGGCGGTAGGCGGACCTACAGGTAGCAGTCGATTACTCGTAGTTCTCGTGCGAGATACCCTCGGCAGCGTACAGTACGACCAGATCGGCGACACCAGCTGAACCCAAGACGCTGTTATACGTCGGAGTGATCAGGAAGTTGCGCGTAGCATTGACCGTCTTGTAGCCCGTCAGAGTGAGAGCGTAGTTGCCTACACCAGTTCTGACGTCTTGGGCATTTTCGTAACGAGTGGCTGAAGCCGAGTCACCAAGCGAGATCGTTGCAGAGGTTTCTGCGTCAAACGCTGTGGTAGTCGACCATGTGCCGCCAATTACGATGGAACCAACCGGGAGAACACAAGCGGTGTAAGCCGTTGCGGTCAACAGGAGGTCCGTTTCAAGCACAGGAACAAAAGAGGCGAGTGCGAATGAACGTGTATCAATTGGAATGCTCATTTCATATCTCCCTTAAATCGCTGTGTCGCAAACGATGACACCAAAGTCTTCGTCGCTTGCGTCAATCTGTGAACGGAAAACCGGCTTCAAGAAACCGAACATCTTGCCGATGCTGATACCCTGCTGGTTGTCGTAGTCGAAACCTTTCTCGACCCACTCCGGAGCGCCGATATCTGCAATGCCGAGTGCCTGAGCACCGCAGAACAGAGTACGCTGTCCGTCAACCGTCGAGCCGCTACCCCACTTGTCAACGCCAGAAGTGGCGCCTTGCGTGTTGTAGACGTGACGGTATTCGTGGATCATCAGGCCATCAACCATAACGGTATCGGTGCCCTTGAACAGCTCGTTAGAGCCACCACGGACGCCGGCGTTACGGACGTTAGCGAGGTAATCAGGATCCTGGCGCAGCTTAGCCATGCCCTGCGGGTTCATGAACACATGGTAGAACTCTTGTCCACCCGGTCCCTTAATTCCGCGAACATACTTGTCTTTGGCGTAAGCCTTCAACTCAACCAGCATTGCCCAACTCGGGGTGTCAGCAGCAGCGACCGAAGCCGTGTTGCCGGCTACCAAGCCAGAAGTTGCATCCCACCTACGGTGGCGGTTGGTTGACGGGTTGGTTACGTCGCTTGCGAAGTCGAGGTTGGCAAACGTAGACGAGCTACGAGTTGCGCCACGGTTCGTGTTTGCGTACGAAACGCCAGACAGCGTCAGGAAAGCAAGCTGATCAATTCGATCGGCCAGCCAGTAAGCTAGAACATCACGAGAGTTTTCGCGGAAGTTCACAACAGACTTCTGGTCGGCGAGTTTACCTTTGTGCCGGTTGGCGTTTCGGAGTTGATCAATCTGGATTACTTGGTCGTAAGCCTTGATCTCTTCTTCGTTGCCTTCCAACTGGTTATCACCGCCAACACCATCGCCTTCAAGATCAGCGACCAATGTCAGTACTGCGCGAGTTCCCTTCTCAGACTTCGTGAGTTCCGTGATGCGCTGGATCATCGAGTTCGAACCCTTGCCCGTAAATTTGGTGGTGAACGCAAGATTGCGCGCAGCCTTCCAAACCTGGCGGGACCATACGGTCTTCTGCTCAGATGTCAGTGCATTAAAGTTTGTAACAGTCATTATTGACTCTCCAAAAAATTAAAAACGAAACAAAAAAGTTGCACATCATTGTGCGGGTTTTCCCTACTTTACCGCCGGGAGGCGTTTGTTTCGCTTTTTTGGAGGTCGACTCCGCTTCGTGTTGTTAACGTCCTGTAGCGTGGGACGAGAAGCAATTATGCACCCTTGCGGACGTATATGTCAACAAGGATGCATAATTTGTATACCTTTAGGTTATATCAACTTCGGTTTCTTCATCCCGAGCAGCTTTTTCAACGGCTCGTCGTTCCGTTTCGCGGACCATCCGCTTGATCTTATCGATGAGAAGTTGCTTAAGCCCGACTTTGTCCGGCGTATACACACTGCCGGGGATAGTCGCTGCTTCGGCAACTGCCGCCAAGACGCGCGCTTCTTGCGCTGGGGGGATGTTTATCGTGATCCTCATACGAAGTCTCCTCGCAGACGAGCGAGAGTCTTCTCGGGTAGAGCGTCGATCTCTTCGTCAGTCATGGTTTCGATATCCGGGGCAACTGCTCCGTTATCGGCTGATGCAGCCCCCTCGCCAGCTACTGGCACGTGGGCCTGCTTCTTCAGTTTGGCCTTGCCCTTATCGACCTTCTTCTTGCCAGTCGGCTTCGGCTTGCCATCGTCGGCCGGCGTTTCATCTTCGTCCGGCATCAGATCGTACATTTCAACCACGTCGGCTAAGCCAGCTACGAAAGCGTCTCCGCGCGACATTTCGCCAGTGGACTCGTAGCCTTTCATGAACGTCAGGACCTTGTTGAGCATCGCTTGGTTGTAGTCTTCATGCTCCGGATTGAAGACGTCGAACATCGTCTCGGCTTCCCTCGACATGCTCAAGAGTTCCTGGGTCTCAGCGTCTTGGCTGATGTCGACCTTCGTCTCAGCTTTGGCTTCGGCCTTCCACTCCGCATGCTCGGCCGCGCGAATCTCTTTGCGCTTCGCCAGTGCTGCGTCAACGTCACCGTCGAGTGTCAGGTCAAGATACTCTTTCTCGGCCGCGTCGAAGTCGAACGCTTCTACTTCGTCTTCCTTCGGCTTGCCGGCTTCGAGCTCAGCCTTCAGCCGCGCGTTCTCGGCCTCGGCGGCTTTGCGCTTCTCGTTTACTTCATCGAATCGGTGTTTGGGTATACCTTTTGGAGCTGGCGCAGGCTCATCGTCTTCGTCCGCATCATCACTATCGGCATCGGCGTCTGCATCGTCGGCTTCTTCGGAGTCGTCTTCGTCTCCGTCTGAATCATCTGCATCGTCGTCTTCAGAGTCTTCCACATCATCGGCGGAATCATCTTCAGCATCACCGTCAGTATCTTCTGCATCGTCTTTGTCCTCGGATTCGCCATCATCATCTTCGTCTGGAGCGACGAAATCGGGGTCAGAACCATCATCGAGGCCGGTGGCGTCGAAGTCATCGATGTCATCAACATCGCCGCCAAACCATGCACGCTGTTCTGCTTCTCTCTCGGGGGTATGCTCTACGGCGAGCGCAGCGTCAGCCGCCAACCCGTCGTCAACTGGTTTCTTACTCATTGTCTACTCCGTTTTACGCCTTCGTGGGCGATTTCTTAGCGCTTTCTTTCGCAGCTCTCTCTTGCTGCCCGGCCTTGCGATCTTCCGCTTTGCTCCTCAGATCCATTAGCGATTTCTGCAACCCAGCCATGCGGTTCATGCCGGCCACGTTGCGAGAAGTCATGGACTCCATCTGAGCAATGTTTGTCATTGTACTCTCTTTTCCGCCTGCAATGCGAAGTCTTGTTGCCAAATCTTCGCGGTTTGTCTGCATATTGGCGCCCATACGCTCCATTTCGACCCGGGCGTTGGTGCCGATCTCGAGTTTCTTGATCTCGGGAGCAGCCTGCGCTTCGGCAGCCTGTGCCTGCAACTTCATGGCATTGGCCTTGCGCTCGATCGCTTGCGCTTCCTCGTTCATGACCTGCGCGCCCAGCAAACGCATTTCCAGCTGGCTGATCTGCTGCTGACGCTGGATCTCTTCCGGCGACGGTGCAGCGAGGCCCTGAATCTGCTTGATGGTCTCCACAACGTCCGCCTTGTCCGGCAGCTGCGAGTTCTCGATAAGTACGTGATCTGGGATCTGGACTCCAGCTTCGCGCATGTCCATGAGCTGTCCGAACAGCCCCTCGTCGTACGTCTCTCTTCGAGGAATTGTACCGATAACGACCGAATACTCGCCGATTGTGAGATCATTTCTGATCTCTTCCACGGCTTCCTGAGTCTCCGGATCCAGCACATAAACCGGCTGGTTGATCGTGAGCTCGGACTGTTCTTGGTCGCCATCTTCGTTTTTCTTGAAGACCTGGATCAGTCTCGTCTCGCTGTAATAGTTCTGCACCATTTCCAGCATGATCTCTGCACGCAGCTCGCGAGTCTGAGCGAGGTTATCAAATATGATCTCCTGCTGAATCATGCCGCCCTGTTTGCGAGCGTCCAGTGCTTTACTAGAGTCTGACCGCTGCGTGCCGAGTTGTGCTTCGTTGACGCCTGAGATCTCGCGGAAGAAGACGCCGGCCTTGCTGCCGATCTCCGCTAGGCCACTTGGTATCTGGTTTGGTTGAATCTTGACTGGCTGCTCGGCTCCCTGAGCAACTTCGAGCACGAGTCCTGTCTTCGAACCCTGAGTCGCCAAGTCATCACGATCCATGTTAATCAGTGACCCAGTGGTGAAGATCCAGCCGGAGTTGGCAGTCGTGTTCACGACGTGCAGTTCCTGCGACGTAACCTTGTTGAGCATGTCCTGTGGGTCGACCAAGTTCCGAACGAGTCCGAATGGCCGGCCGCGACGGAAGTACGGGAAGAACGGAACGACAGCGATACGGGAGAACATGCTCCAGCCATCGTGTAGGACCAGCTTGTCAGCGGTGATCGTCACACGGATGCGGCGCTCAGGCTTCCAGATCATCTGCAGATCATTCTGCTGTGCGAATGCTTTGATGCGGTCGGTATCCCAACCCTCGGGGACACGTCGCATGTCGCCGGTTGGAGGATCGACGAAGAATCCGGTGCGGTTCAGCTTGCGGTACTGGCGCTCGATGACTCGGATGCGCTTGACGCGTTTGACTTCGTCGGTGTCTGGTTGCCAGAAGGCTTCGGTGTTGAAGTGATCGCCGCCAAAATTGGGGGCTTCCCACTCCAGTGAATCATGGCCGAAAGTGCCATTGGCCGCTGCCAGTTCAACTTGGTCTCTGAACTCAGGTCCATACAATGCTCCGATTTCATCGGGTGTCATCCAGCGGCTGATGAAGACCTCGTTCCATGTGGAC